ACGGGTACCTCGGCACAAGTTCTCACGAGCAATGGATCGGGGTCTGCACCAACCTATCAAGCGGCTCCTTCGGGAGATGCCTTAGTATTTATTCAATCACAAACCGCATCTAACGCTGCATCTATTACCTTTACTTCTAATATTAATTCTACCTATAGAACTTATTTTGTTGTTCTTTCTAACGTACTACCGGCAACGGGTAATACTACGCTTCAAATGAGAGTTTCTACTGATGGTGGTGCTACCTATTTGGCAGATGCAAACTATCTGGGTATGCAACCCTATAATGCGTATAATGCCACGACGTGGACTGCCAGTGCGGTAGCGGGGGGCAGTAATCAGTGGAATGTAGTAGCTGCACAAGGTAATAGTGGGGTACCTGCTTCAGGATTTTTTTATTTTTTTGATTTAACAAATGCAATACGACCTGCCTATGTTGGACTTATGTCATTTGTTCCCAATGCCGGTACATTTAGTCAAGCAGTTATTGGGGGAACTCGTCAAGCTAATACGACAGTTAATGCTTTTGAGTTCTTTTATTCATCCGGAAATATTGCGACAGGTACTTTTACCGTATATGGAGTTAAAGAATCATGATACTTATTAAGGAGTTGTAATGGCATATAAACGACAGAGTCCCATGCCAGTAGTTGAAGGGGGAACCGGTGATCAAACCCTGACTGCTCATGGGGTACTCGTAGGAGAATCAACAAGTCCGATAACGGCACTTGCTGTTGGTACTAATGGACAAGTACTATTGGGAGCAACGGGTGCTGATCCGGCATTTGCTACCTTAACTTCAACCGGTGGTACTATCACATTTACCCTTGGCGCACATAGTTTAAACCTTGAAGCCGCAACAGGAGGCGGTATGTTAATGACAACATTTACTTCATCCGGTACGTGGACTAAGAATGCCAATACCGTATCCGTAACCGTTATTGGATTTAATGGTGGTTCTGGTGGTGGCTCGGGCAGACGTGCGACGTCTACTACTTCGAGTGGCGGAGGCGGCGGTGCTTCCGCCGGTGGTTGGTATATTTGGCAAGTTCCCGCTTCTATCTTTGGTGCAACTGAAACCGTAACCGTAGGGTCGGGGGGTGCAGGGGGTGTTGCCCAAGCAGTTAATAATACCAACGGTAATAATGGTGCGTTAGGTGGTCAATCTGCCTTTGGTAACTTTATGCCGGAAAGAACCGCAGCATCAATAGGAGGTGCGGGTGGTGCAGCAGTAGGAACCGGTGGAACGGGTGGTTTATATCCGTTAGTTGCATTAAGTCCTATTTCTTCTGAAGGTGCACCACAAGGTGGTGATGGTAATAATATTGAAGGGAGTAATGCCGCGAGTGGTGGGGGTGATCCGACCTCATTACCATTTGGGTTTATTACGGCTACTGCCGGTGGTGGGGGTGGTGGTGCTGATTCGGTGGTTATTCGTTCAGGAGGAACTGGGGGCACTATCTTTAAGTGGGATACGACGACGAGTATTATAGCGGGTGGTACCGCAGGAATTGAAAGTGGCACGATTAATGGTGGTGCCGGTAATAATGCGCCAACTTCGGGTGGTTTATTTATGGGTGGCACCGGTGGTGGTGGGGGTGGTGGCCAATCGGCGGGTGCATCTGCCGGACTTGGTGGTGCTGGCGGTATACCTGGGGGTGGCGGCGGAGGCGGTGGTGGTTCGCTCAATGGTACCAATTCTGGTGCCGGAGGTGCCGGTGCTCGCGGTCAAGTGGTAGTAATAGAATATTTTTAAGGGAATAGTAATGAAGTATGCTATTATTAATGAAGATAATATCGTGATAAATATTATTGAATATGATGGTACCAGTAAATGGGCTCCTCCCTTTAATTGTTATATTATTCGGAGTGATGAAGCTGAGATTGGTGATATGTATCATAAAGAGATGAATGCGTTTAGCAAAGGATAACTATGATCATTAAAGGTGCAGTTCAATTAGAATTAAATAAAGATAATAATCGCTTATATATATTTTCGATTCCGTTAGGATCAGAATATACCCAAGCATACGAAGTTCTTGATGAGATGAAAGCTGCCCTTGAAAAGATGTCAGCAGATGCTGCAGCTTCAGAAAAACAAAAAACTGAAGAGATTGTATCATGAGTTTACGATTAAGTGGTATTAATCCGTTATCCTATGTTGGTGCCGAACCGTTACAACCCCCCAACCTGGTAGTTATTCCCCGTTCACCGACTACCCGTGATTCTCAGAATTTTAATATTGGTACTTTGTGGGTCGTATTAATTCCGAGTAATCCGGCACAAGAGATCTGGATGCTCGTTAACCTGGCACAAGGTATTGCTACCTGGGTTCAACTCTATCCCGGTGCTGGCGGTGGTGCTACTGAATTTCCAACTGATGCGGGAACTGCCAATGAAGCTGGTGGGATTCTTAATGTATTTGGTGATGGAACGATTACCACATCCGGTGCCGGTAATACGATTACGATCCATGCTAACCTTGATATTGCAACTAACTTTGATACTGATGCGGGAAGCGCAGTTCCAGTGGCTGATACGCTTAATATATTTGGGGGAGATAATATTAATACGGCAGGTGCCGGTAATACGGTTACCATTAATTTAAATACCTCTATTAGTCAACCTAATACGAATGCATCGGGAACTGAAGGATTATACTCATTAGGAAACCATAGATTTTTACATAATTTTGGCACAAGGAACACGTTTCTTGGACAAGACAGTGGTAATCAAACATTAGTCAATGCTGACGATAATACGGGAATTGGTTTTGCTGTATTACAATCACTAGTGAGTGGGGATGAGAATGTTTCTTTAGGATCAGGATCATTGTTGGATCTTCAGACAGGAAGTGATAATGTGGCCATTGGGTTTGGTGCCGGTTCTAATTATACTGGAGCTGAATCAGGCAATTTATTATTAGATAATGCCGGTGTTTTGGCTGAAAATGCGACAATTCGCATTGGAACTGCACAAACCGCCGCCTATATGGCGGGCGTTTATGGCGCTACTGTCGGTTTAACGAATCAGTTTGTTATTATTGATAATACGGGAAAACTAGGAACTGGTGGCGGTGCGGGTGGCTCGAGTGAATTCTTTTTTGCCCGTCAATCAGCAACTGCAGTTGGAGTAACGGGTAATCTTACCCAATATTCATTAGGTCAGAAAACAGTTTTATCAATTATTTATGATGATGGGGGCAATGTATATATTGGTGATGGATTAGGAACACCCGCTAGTTTTACGGCACCTTCAACGGGTAAATATTTCTTACAATTTACTTTTTGTATAGCTGCTGTTCCTGCAGCTAATTTAATTTTACTTCAACCTGCTGCTAGTATTGTTACTACTGCTCGTTCATATACCATGCAATTTCTGGGAGGATCTAACTCCTATATTAATTTAAGTCCCTCAAGCGTCGCGATTCCAACGTATACGATAGAAACAGTCGCCGATATGACAATTGGTGATACTGCTACTTATCTTATTGAAGTTGCCATACCTACTGCAGGTGGTGATAAATTTAATGTGTTTGATGGTGGTGCTACTACTCCTCGAACTTGGATATGTGGCTATTTGATTTAGGAGAATGATGAAAATTTCAGTTAATGATCAAGAACTTTATACCTTATCAGAAACTCAAATAAGAGTTCTTTTGGACGAGATTCCTAAAGATATATTTGAAGATGATATGAAACGTAGATTACAGTATATTCTATTGCATAAATATCAGGAATGCTTCAGAAAATTAAAACAGCAATGGGAAGACAAACTGAGAGAACGCGGTATTAAAATGTTTCCAGCAGATCCTGATGAATTTGCTCAGTTAGTTTTTTCTCAATCTGATTATCAAAGTAGATCAGAACGAGATAAATAATAATCATCCCCCGCATATCACTGTAGCGGGGGAATGATCATCATTACCAATAGGAGTAATAACATTGTTATAACTTTTTCCGTTCTTTTTCCGTAATTATCTGGGATATCTTATGGAGTGGTTTATCTTCATGATAATGAAACAATCTCAAACATTCATTGACAAACGGTTGATCACTAAAGAAATCACTAAATGCTCTTTCTAACATATCACCAATTTTAAGCCATCGTGGTTCATCTTCTTGAGATATCTGGATATAGACATCATAATTATCATTATCGTTGCTCATAACCTGACATTGTGTCTTATACGGTGCTTTTTCAAGCTTAGTGGGAACCGTATACCGTACAATAGTTTTCTCCATATAATCCTTTTATTTTTTAGCCGTTTTTAACTGTTCTTTTTTCTCTTTAATAAAATTAAATACTTTAAAGAAAGAATGCTGAGGAAGTTCCGATAGCTTTCTTATTTTACATCCCTCAATGACCGTTCTATATAATTCAGTATACCCATCTAACTCGCGAATTAATTGATCTTCCTGTTCTTGATTTATATAGATTGTTTCAACCGGTTCCCGTTTCATTGACCGTTCACCGTCATCATCTTCATCTGATACTACGACGCCTACCATCGATGCATAACTGTAGCGTCTCATATAACTGATATAACTTCCTAAGCTTTGTGGATCAGGTTTTAAGGGAGTTAACGGAATATAACTTTCTATCCATTGTCCGGAAGCATGCCCAATCCTGGTAAATAATACTAATTCATTCTCAATTCTTTTTGTTCCCTGGAGCACACTCAAACTATATTTAGCTAATGCTGGTCTACTAGCTGCAACTATCTCATCAAGATCGGCATATTTTGACTTAAAGAATGGATTACTACTCGTTCTACCCGCAATACCCATCTCTCCCTGTGCTTTTGCTAATGCCGTAAATAGTTGATCTAACTGTTCTGAACTGTTCATAATTATTTTCCTTCTATTTGCTCTAGAAGTTTTAACATATTACAATAATGTTCATTTAATTTTTCAGTTAATATTCGGAGGGAAGAAATTAAGTATTTCATTTCTTCTTGTAATTCATATTCTTCTTTTTCTAAGTCATCTAATTCTGGTGATTGAGTGTTGCATAAAGACTTTATAAGTAATATTTCTTTCAATCTTTTAAAATTATAATCTATTTTATCCCTAAATTGTTTTATTAATTCTTTCATATAGTTCCTTTATGAGCAACAACCACGACTGCATTCATCATCGGCTGGTTGTAATTTTTTGTGAAGAGTACTGACATTCTGTTCATGCATCACTAATAAATGATCAAAAAGCTTATTCATATATTGATGGTGTTTATATTTATCACGCAAGATATATTCAGCCGGTTTCAATCCATTAAGAATAGCAGCCATCTGCAGATAAATTTCATGAATTGCCCGTGGCTCAATATGCTCTTCAATCATCTTTTTAGCTAATTTACCTAAGCGATGGAACTCATCCATTTGTGTTTCTATTTCTTTATCAACTTCTGCTAACAAATGCGTTAATTTCATATCTTCTCCTATTAAGATATTAATAATATTAATAATAGCAAAAGTTGAATAATTATCAACTTACAGTATAATAGTTGACGTAAATTCTTTTTGAGGATACTATGAATACGCCATTTAAATTTTTAATAGAGAATCAAGCATTATTAAGAAATAGATTAGAAACAATTATACGTAAAGATTTGGGGTCATTAATTGAATTAGCTAAAGTTATCAACATAACTCACACGACTTTAATGGCTTTTCTATTACAAAGGAAACCGGCAGATTTAATAACACTGTGCAAAATTGAAAAATATATTATAATGAGAGAATCGTCGATAGCCGACGAAAATTGAAATAATTAAGGTTGGTATAACAAAAGAAGCGCCTCAAGAACGAATCTTGAAAGCGCCAACTTTTAACTTTTTACCCGTCACAGGTAACCCGTGAGAAAATTGAATTTTTTTTACAAACTTCAAAGTAATTCGGAACACATAACAACCCAAAAGGAAATTACATGTTGAATTATTCTCATAGATTTCAAAGTAACAACAATTATAAACGAGTCCGTAGAAAAAATCAAGACTGGATAAAAATAAATAAACAGTTGACTGAAGAGTGCCTCGAAGATTCGTGTAAACAACTTTCTTATAATGAACGGTTAGTTCTCAATTTTCTTCTTGGTTTAGGCAATCGTTTTATCAACATATATCCTACTCAAACCACCATTGCTTATGAAGTTGATTTAAGTCGTGAAGAAGTTAACAAAATATTATTACGATTAGAGAGACTCGGATTAGTATTTTCTGAATATCGTCATAAAAGGAGCTGTATGTATCATTTACCTACTCTTTTTTCCCAATTGTCATTAAGAACTAAATTATCTCACTTATTTAGTGCACTTAGGGTATTTCCCTTGATCTGGTTAACAACCCTCGGAATTCCGTTCCAGTCGTATTCTACCACACAAGATATTGATAAATTTAATAAGTATATATATACAAACCGTAACTGTCCGTTGAATAACCTGCGCGCGCGCGCGAGGACAGACGAAACGGAGAAAAAGAGTATGGAAGCATATATTTCTGAGGAGGTAAAACAGTTGAAGGAGCTCAAGCTCACCCCATGGGGGCAAATTAAACTGTCCGGATTCCCTGATCAGGCACTTCTCTATGGAAAAAACCAACTGAAATATGCCCGTTCGGTGAAGAATCTGTTTAACTGGTTCTTTACGATCTGTCATGAGTACTGTCGATTAAACGGATTGACGGTTAACTGGGAACGGGTTGATTTCTTAAAGAAAACATACGGAATGCCCGAACTGGCACCAATGACCTATGAAACCAAGCCATATACCGGCAGTGAGGCATTATCTGCTAACCCACAATATCCAAAAAGGCCTCAAAAAGGGGATGCGCATAAACCGTACTCCGTACCGACTTCTTTTAAGCCAACCGTTCCTCTTCTTAACCGTGAAAAGGAAGCAGAGAAATTTGAGATTATGAAGCGCAATGAGCAACATGCAGAGCATATAAAGAACTTTAATCGGTTAATGGGATATCCGGAAGATCATAACCCGTTTTCTGCTTCTCCGACGCCGCCCTCTTCACCAATCGGATCTCCCCCAACCCCTACTCGTTCTTTACGGGATATTCTCCCTTATCTGTTACGGGAAGAGTAATGATCAAATATATCCTGCAGGGAGAACCTGCGCTGAAGTACCAGAAACGGAAGGGGAAGGGATTGGTATATGATCATGATTACCAGTTATTTCTGAATACCGTTGCTGATCTTAAAGAGCAACATAATGGCCGCGAACTTTATCAGGGGCCACTTCAGCTGATTATTATCTTTTATTTCCCGATACCCGTTAAATACCGTAAACGTATCCCGTTACTCCGTCATAGTTGGTTTAGCAATAAGCCTGAAATAGATTTGTGTATTAAGTTTGTTTTACAGGCATGTCATAAAGTTCTCTACCAAAATGAATCTCATATAACTGCTTTAAATGTAGAAAAATTATATCATGAGATACCACGAACTGAAATTATGATTAATGAGCTTGACATTCATATGTAAACATGTTATATTGTTATATATGTTTAATAATAATATGATGGAATTATGATGAAATATATAAATCAAGAATATGCAGTAGATGAACTCATTGAAGTTCTTGAAAGCGTAAGAAGCGATACGAGGAAAATAGCTCACTCACGTTTTGATTATAAAATTGAAAATCCTCTTACTTCGACCGCTCAAGCTCTATTGGTAAAGCTTGATAATGTTTTAGTGGGAACATATCATTATATGGGAATAACTTATTTCTGGGCTCATGAATATCGACATATATTACGTGATAATTCTAAATATTGGGTTAAAATACATACTGATTTTCTTAATGCAGGACTTAAAGTTTATGAATATTCTGCTAAACATTTAGAAATTATTAAAAGATATATCAATGTAACAGAATTAGACGAAATTTCTGCACATTGCAAAAATACACATGGTTTTATGGAGACATGTAATGAAGGTTGTATCCAAAAATTTTAAAGCATTTAGACTTCCCTTTGATCTTATTGAAAAACTACGTCAATATGCTTTTGATGATCGTATATCACAACAAGAGCTTGTTATAACAGCTCTTGAAGAGTTTTTTAAAAAGAGAGAATTGTATGAAGGAAATGAAAAAAAAGGATAAAACCCCCCACTCTAACATAGCAAGTGAGGTTCTGCCCAATAAAGCCTGCAACTACGAAGACTATCTTGATATGTTTTCCTTTAAGAGAAAGCCCGTTCCATTAGCGTTTTTACTAGAAATAGCACAAAAAGTAATTAAATGGGCACAAGAAGAAGAGTCACTCAAGATGGATCAATTTCTGATTAAGTACGGGATAGAACAGAGTGATATGGATCGTTGGCGTGACCGGTGCCCGGAACTGAAGGATGCCTGGAAGTTTGCCAAGATGATTATTGGTACTCGGAGAGAATTAGGTGCATTAACGGGAAAACTTGACCGGAGTATTGTTGCCTTTACGATGCCCGTTTATTGTCGAGAGTGGAAAGAACAGGCAGAATGGCGTGCTAAGTTAAAACAGACCGAAACCGAATCAACCGGCCCTCAGTTTGTGGTACTTGAGAAATATCCAGATACCGTAGAAGTGCCCTCTAAGAAAGTTAAAGAATGAGTATTAAAGAATATTATCAAGCAATTAAGTTAGCAATTACTAATCGTGCTAAACTTCAAGAATTAAATGATCAATTAGAATTTTATATGCAGGAAAAGGAGCGAGTAGTATTTTCCCAAACAGAAAAATATACAGAATATTTAGCACATCTTTTTAGGTCTACGTTAACAACAGATTTTTATACCAAAGAAGATATTCATAAGTTTGAAGAAGATTATTTCGATAAAATATTTGAGGCTAGATCAACCTGTGAATTTAACACTATAACTTTTTCTGATGGCTGTCTTTCCTCGAATCCTCTTGTTTTAAAATGTTATGGAATTTGTAAGAAAGATGAAGAATGAGTATAAATCGAATTGTTCTTGAATTTAATGATAAACTAGTTTTTCTTAACCTGGACAATAATAAACTCTATATTCCATGGGGGCATCTAGAGAACGCCGATGAAAAATATATAACAGTTTTTAAGGATATTAAGTTTCTTCCCATGTCATATGTTAAAGATTTCCATAAAGATGATAAAGCAATGACTACTAAACTAGAAGCGCTTGAGATAAAACTTTTAAATATTATTCATAAAAAATTAGAAAAAGAGTATGGCAATGAAAAAGATACATGAAGAGTTTCTCAAAGAACATGGTCATAAATTTACCTCTGAACAAATAGAACGTTTTAAGCAGGAATCATTAGAATCAGAATCAAAAACTTCCTGTGATTATAATAAACGTTTTAAAGATGGATGTAATTCAACAGAAATTTTCGTGGCTAAATGTGTTGGTAAATGTAAGGAAAATAATGAGAATTTGTAATAATTGTAAAAAAGAATTTTCAACTGATTTAGAATATCTTATTAATCATACGTTAGAATCAAGAAATGATCCTAAATTATGGGATAAAATAGGAATGGGACTTATTTTAGTATGTGATACGAGGAGCACTTATGACACTCAAAACACTTGAAGATCCAGAAGTACAACAAAAGTATATTGAACTTATGACTCATATTCATAAATATCTTATCGAGAAAATAACTAAACCTGAGATGTGCAAAGATTGTGATATTATGCATGATTTAACGATTAATATTGATATAACTCAGCCGTGTGAGAAAGTATAAATGAATCCTATTTGTAATGAATTAAATAATCAGATAATAGATAAAACATTATCTAATACTAAACTTTTATTTTTATGGTTTGAGGATATTTTTAATATTTTAGATAATTTTGATAATAAAAAAGATTTACTAAGTGAGCTTTTAGATATTAAAAATTCTATTATTATTCTTAATTATCATTTAATAAAGCCTTTGGTAAATGAAATGCATTATTCCTTTATGAGTGAAGAATCAAGGAATATAATTGAGATAATGAGACGTACTGAAATGGCAAAAGGCAATGAAATGATAGAAAAAAAAATTAAACAGTATGAAAATATAAAACTTAAGAACCTACCTCATTTTACTCATCACCAATATACAGAATTTATGAAAGTTATTGAAAATTGTCGATCAATTCTAAAGAAATACATTAAACAATGATAAAAGTTGTGTAAATTACGAATGAACATAGAACAACACAAGGATAAAAATGGATAGTATTTTTAATTTTATTAAATCTAAGATTTCTTTTAGAGACATTAATAAATGAAGGTAAATAACAACTTGATATAACACAACCATGTGGTAAGAAATGATAGAATTTAAAGGCTTAAGTATAGAGGATAATAATAATAATTCAACAATTGAGATGATTAAATTAGCTCATCTGAAATTATTATTATCTTTTGTTACAATATCTAATTTAGAATTAATTGAAATTAAACATATAATTCATGAGTTAGAAACAAAGATCAATGAAGGTAAATAACAACTTTTTTGAGAAATTTATTATTATTGCAATAATAATTGCTTTTATTTTGGCTATTTTTAAAACGATATTTATTTATTACCATGGATTGCGATTACTTAATTATTTTATCGGGAATCAATGAACATAGAACAACAAGTTCATCTTAATCGTTTTAAACCTAGACCGTATCAGTTACCCATCCTTGATGCTATAGAAAATAAAGGATATAAGCGGGTACTAGCTATTCTTCCTCGGCGAGCTGGCAAAGATATTACGGCATTTAATTTAGCCATACGACAGTGTATTCGTAAAGTTTGTGTCGTTTATTATATATTTCCAACCTATAGCCAAGCTAAGAAAGTTATCTGGGATTCGGTTACTAATTCCGGTGATCGAGTATTAGATTTTATTCCCGATTCGTTAGTTGAATGTAAAAATGGTCAGGAGATGAAAATACGGTTTAAGAATGGTTCTTTATTGCAATTAGTCGGATCAGATAACTATGATAGTTTAATGGGTACTAATCCTTTTATGTGTATTTTCTCAGAATATGCGCTTCAAGATCCCCGCGCATATCAATATATACGCCCGATATTGACTGCTTCTGATGGAATTGCACTTTTTCTGAGTACCCCTCGAGGAAAAAATCATCTTTTTGAGCTCTACCAAATAGCAAAAAACCTTGATAACTGGTTCTGTTATAAACTGACCGTAGAAGATACTCAACACATATCTCTTGCTGAAATAGAACAAGAACGTGCAGAAGGAATTATGTCTGAGGATCTGATTCAGCAGGAATACTATACGTCGTTTGAAATGGGTGTTGAGGGAAGTTACTATGCTCATTATCTTGATAAGATGCGGGTAAAAGGACAGATAGGACAAGTTCCCTGGGAAAATGGCTATAAAGTTCATTCGGCTTGGGATATTGGCTATCGAGATTCGACGACTATTATATTTTTTCAGACTATTGGCATGACTGTTCGTATTATTGATTGTTATGAAAATAGCAAACAAGGACTTGAACATTATATTGATGTCTTAGAAAACTTACCGTATTCATGGGGAAAACATATTGCCCCTCATGATATTAAAGTACATGATTTTTCGACAGGGAATACCCGATTTGAGAAAGCACGGCAATTAGGGTTTAATTTTACCGTAGCCCCCGATATATCTCTCCCCGATGGTATTGAAGCCGTACGTTCTACCCTGAGTAAAGTATGGATTGATGAACAAAACTGCAAACCGTTACTTAAAGCATTAGAGAACTATCGACAAGAATATGATGCTAAGAAGAAGATCTATAAACCGCAGCCGTTGCATGATTGGTCTTCACATTTTGCTGATGCCATGAGATATTTATGTATATCATTACCAAAAACACGTGATAGTTTATCGCCACAAGAGTTAGAGCGTCGTTATCAAGAAACATTAGGTGGTGGCGATCAGAGTCATTTACCACCCGTTTTTAGAACTGATTTACCGGAATATTGAAATGAAATCAAAACATTATTTAATTCAAAAGATGTTGGAATGTTTTTGTTGTTGCGAATATATATATTTTCTTTGTAAAAAGGCGCGCGGAGATATATTATGGTCAAAGATGGATACAAAAGAGAGATACGATTATCTTATTGATTTTTTAAATAATAAACCTGACTATTTATTTATTTGTATTCATAATGATTCATTAAAATGTGAAAATAAATGCGAATTACACTGTAAATAAAAAGCAAAATAATGGAAGAAATAGATTATCATCTAAAAAATTATATAAGTTTCTTTAAAGAAATTAATAAAGGACATAAAACTATGAAACTTATACTATTACCATTTTTAATGATATGTTCTCTTTCTGGTATGTTTATTGAAAAGAAGGCTAAGACTATTCGTCTTAAAGTAGCTGTTGATGATGATTATTGTACGATAATAGAAGTTTCTTCAGACAGAAGAAATAGATCCAGTGATAATATAATTCTTGAAATACATAAAAATAGTACTCCTATTCAACTCCTGAATATAGAGGTACCTGAAATAATAAAAATTGTTGATCAAAAGAAATGATATTATGAAAATAAAAACAACAGAAATAATATTTAATACAAAAACCTTTTTCCCTTCAGAAGTTAGCGATAAAATACTTATTTTTTGTGGTCGACCCACTGAAGATCAATTTAAAGAACTTATCAATGTTAATAGAGAAGTAGAAATGACAGTTATTGAATATAAAGTAAAAGATAAAGAAGAAGAACAACGAGGGTATTGGGTGGAAGAAGAGATAGCTCTTCCCTATCTAAAGAAAACATTACCAGAAGAAGAATACTGGTATATAAAAGTTTTATTAGATCAATATAAACATTCATTTATTAATAATGAAATTATCCATTAATATCTATGATGTTAAACCAATATACCAGATAATTCTATTTGATAAAAATATAAAAATATTATATACTTATGCAGAAGTGTTATGATTCCAACTTACATTTCTTTATATTTTATTAGAAGGATTGATCGGCTTGATTGTCTTATTTCAATCCTTCCCTAATTACCAAAGAATGTTTATATATGAGTACCAATAGTAATTCTACTACCCTGTCATTAAAAGAATTAATAAAAGAAAAAGAAACCTTACTTAATTTATTAGATAAAGTTTCTAATTTGATACGTACCTGTGAGAATCAACTAGTAGAATTAAAGTTTCATTTTCCTTTTAAAGTCTGTATAAAAGAAGAAGATTCTATAAAAGTTTATATCTCTTGGGAATTGGTAAAAGAAGATTCAAAAAATTACCGGTTATTTTTACTTATTGAATCTGAAGTGGAACAAATCTTAAGAAAACCATTTATTGAAACTAATTTAGAAATAAGACTTAAATATTCATCTTATTTAGGTAAATTTATAGATAGATATACTGATTATTTAAAAGAAATAAATGAGAAATTCATTGGAATACTATAGAGAAACTATTTTAACATAGTTTTTTATTGCAATCTTACGACTGCCTTACTAGAATATAACCAACTAGAATATCTTCTAATTAAGGGTAGTAATCTATGTTATTCCCACAACTTGGCCCCCAATATTATGATGAACGTGATCGTGGTATGCTTTCTCGTATGGAGGCAGCCTATGCTGAATCTATAACAATTAATCAATCTTTTTGGTCTGAAGCAGATACTGATACTCGTTTTGAATGTGGTGATCAAACTTTATGGAATGATTTATACGGTAATCTTCCCGCTAACCGTCGCAGACAATTTAATTTTAATCGAATCCGTCGGGTTATTAATATGATTAGTGGCCATCAACGACGTAATCGGAAAAGTACTATTGTAACTCCGGTAGAGAATGGTGATAATGAAACTGCAGATCAATTTACCAAAGTTTTAATATGGTTAAACAATCAAGAAGGAATTCTTGAAACTATCTCTGAATCCTTTCATGGTGCATTGGTGACTGGTATGAACCTACTTCATGTTTGGATGGATTATCGGGAAGATCCTATCAGTGGAAATATCAAAGTAGATAACTGCTCTTATAACTCGTTTCTGATAGACCCTTATTTCCGTAAACCGGATCTGTCTGACTGTAATTTTTTGTGGAAACGTTCATTTCTTACTAAGCGTGAAGTTATCTCATTAATTCCAGATCATACAGAAGAAGTATTAGGTCTTATTGGTAATGATTCTGGTACGGGTCGTGATGGTAAATTTCAGTTTATGCCTGAATCATATAATTATGGCATGAAGAATCTATTAACCTATGATGAATTTTATTATCGAGATTATCGCAAACAGAAGATGCTGGTTGATCGCCAAACGGGCGAAACAATGGAGTGGAAATCAGAAGATCAAGATCGCTTAAAGTTATTTATTCAAACGTATCCCCAAGTAACCGTTATTGAACAAGATATTCCGACCGTACGTTTAGCAATTGTAGTCCAAGGAAAAGTATTTTATGATGCACCACAACCCTGTGGTATTGATCATTATCCGTTTGTGCCCGTATTAGGATACTATAATCCGCAACTTCCCTATTTTCCATGGAGAATTCAAGGGGTAGTTCGCGGCTTACGCGATGCACAATATCTCTATAATCGTCGCCGCGTAATTGAACTTGATATTCTTGAATCACAAATTACCTCAGGATGGGTATATAAAGAAGATGCATTAATTAACCCTAAAGATGTGTTCTTATATGGACAAGGTCGTGGGTTAGCATTAAAAGCTGAAGCACAAATGAGTGATGTCCAACAAATACCAGCTCCTCAAATACCACCTTCAATGATTCAACTTTCAGAATTATTAGCGAAAGAAGTTGAACAGATATCGGGAGTTAATGAAGAATTACTTGGTTCAGCAATGGATGATAAAGCGGGTGTTCTTTCTATGCTTAGACAAGGGGCCGGATTAACGACCTTACAAAGTTTATTTGATCAATTAGATCGCTCTCAAAAGTTACTGGGTAAAATTATGATTGATTTAATTCAGGCTAATTTTACCCCAGGCAAGATACAAAAAATATTAGAAAATCAACGACCAACTCCACAATTTTATAATAAGGCGTTTGGAAAATATGATGCAACTGTTGAAGAAGGGCTCAACACTACCACCCAACGACAAATGCAACTCGCTCAAATGTTGCAACTGCGTGAAGTCGGGGTACCTATTCCCGATGATGTATTACTTGAAGCTGCTACCGTACAAAATAAAAAGAAAATTATCGAATCTATTACGCAAGCTCAGCAGCAACAACAACAAATGCAAAACATGCAACTCCAATCTGCCCTTCAGGAACAACAGGCGCGTACCGAATTGGCGCAGGCCCGTGCAAAAGCCGACGAAGGTCTTGGATTAGAACGGGTATCTCGTATACAAGAGAATCAAGCACTTGCGGTTGAAAGAAGAGCAGCTGCGGTTAAAGATGAAGAGCAAGCAATGCTTAATCTTATTAAATCTCTCAAGGAGATTGATGAGGTTGATCTTAATCATATAGAAAAACTCCTCTCTTTGGCCCATATTATTAAAAATGCTGAAAAACAAACTCAAGGAACTATAAATGGATAATCTAAACATTAAAAATGTTGAATTAGCATTTGTTTCTTTTTTGGAAAGCTTATTACCTAAAATATTGCCTGGAAAAAATGAACATGTTATTGAATATTATGAAGCAGTTGAAGAACTTATTTCTTCGTTAACTAACTCGGAACAAAGAATGCTTATTGTTATGCTTGATGAAATATTTTCACGCGTAAAAGAGGCATATGGATTAGAATAAATGCCCTTCCTCAGAACGTATCTGAGTAGTTAGAGGTGTTATAAACCTTGTCCTTTAAGAGGGACAGTTTCTACAAAGGAGCCAATCATGGCAAAACGTTATCACCATTCAAAACGCAGACATGAAAAACATGTACACAATCCCGGTATCAATCATGAAGCGGATCGTTTTAATGATGAACATCATCGAGATAAAGATCCCCGTGATGGTGCCATGGGATTCAATAATAAATTAGCGATGCGTGCTAATATGAATGAATTCTATGCCGGTATGGAACCACGCCGACGTCAAGAGATTGAAGATATGGGAATGATTCATGAAGATCATCGAGCAATTGCTAATCTTCCGCAAGAAGTGATGATTAAGCCGTATCCGCGAACTGGGCCATATCTTCCCGAAGGTTTAGATGATACGATTCGTGGCGTTGACATGCAGATGGATTATGATGATGAACAACGTCGTAATCACTTCTACCCGAAAAAGGTATAGTTCAACTCGTGACAAAATGTCACGGATTGAAAGGAAAGATTATGCCAAGTATGCCACGATTAAAAGGTAAACCAACTAAGATCGCCTATGCTATTTTAGGGGTTCCTGCTAATTTACGTAAACAACCGAATCGTGATCCACGGGTAGATCGTCGGTTGTTATTTGAAGAAACACAACGGGTACGATAATAGTTCCTTTTTTCAGAGAAAGGGGGGATCCTGACGGGTCTTCCCTTGCCAAAGGAGAGTAAGATGGCAAAAAAAATGAGATCAGAAGGGTTTAGTAAACCAATTAGAAACCGTGGTGAAGATATTGGACAACCACGTGCCAATGTTAAATATGATTATCAACCTCAAGATCAATATTCAGATAAAGCCCAAGAACGTGCTATAAGACGTCATGAAGTGCGGGCGATTTATGATCAAATGTATCGTGAAAATCAAGAGCGAGATCAACGGGCATTCGAACGTTTACGTGAAATGAAAAATGAGTTTTATGCGGGGGTAGATCCTCGGAGACGTCAGGAGTTATCTGATGCGGGTATGATAAGAGAAGATCATAATGCAATGGCTAATCTGCCACGTCAAGCACAACATCATGAATTTCCGCAACAACCCTTTTATGAATCACCCTATTTTGCTGATATAAGACGAGGAGTTGATCCTGAGCGTGATGATGATGGTAAATCAATGGCTCGTTATTTAAATCCACGTGATTCCTATACGGAGAAATAATGAAGAAAAAATTACATAAAAAACATCATGGTAAAAAATTAATCAAGAAGAAAAAAAATAAAGAAGAGAAAGTAATGCATGAATTTAAAGAAGGCAAGCTTCATAGCGGCTCCAAAAAAGGGCCTCTCGTGAGTAATCGTAAACAAGCCATTGCGATTGCATTATCAGAGGCTCGTAAAGCGGGAGAGAAAGTTAAGCCTAAAAAGAAAAGAAAATAGCTCATATAGCGCTCTCTATTCCTCATTCACTTACCTATTTTTTTGTGTTGCTGAAGAACCTCCTATTACGGAGGTTCTTCTATTGTCCCGGAGTTACCGCAGGACACACTTAAAATGAGTACATTAGTTGAATTATACCATAAAAAAGAGCATAGTATGATACAAATATCAGTTGTCGACAATTTGTCGACAGTTCAAAAGGGAAGAGCATAATGAGAGATACCGTCGGAAAAATATCAACTGAATTATTGAAAAAAGAACCTGATACTCGAAGTCCGATAGAACTTGAACGAGAGATGCATAAAGAGTATGAGCAGAATATCTGGGAATGTGTTGATCTCGGTAAAAAAGAATATCCGTCTGATTTTTTTGTAGTTGTTATCACCAAAAAAGAACGGTTAATGCAGAATGTTATCCGTAACTATTTCTTTTCCCGTCTGACCTGTCCAACCCCTGATTATGATCAAACAGTTTATCAATATATGCGTAAAGATGACGCATTGGATTTCTTATGGGTTATTCCCTCTCAAGATACCTGTCAGTTATTTATGCAAAATGCATTACAGATACATCCCGATGAAAAATGGTTATTACAATTTATCTTAGATTTTGCTGATGGATCACTCTTTAAGTTAGCTAAGAAACTTAATAAAGAGATATCATTAGAATCACCTCTTATAAAAAAGGATTAATATGTTTGATGAACAAACCTTAGGTAGTTTACCTGAAGTCCCTCAAGAAGAAACTCAAGAAACTTTAGTGCAAGAGACTCAACCTGCTCAGGAAAAACCTCAAGACACCGCTGCGATACCGCAAGAAAGTTTTAAACAACTGCGTGATAAAGCAGAAAAGGCTGAACGTGAACGTGACGAGCTTTATCGCAAGTTAAAAGCATATGAATCAGCACAATCTAATACGACTGATGAAGATATTAATATCGGTGCAGACGAATTGGCAGAAGGTAAACATCTTAATAAGGTACAACAAAAGATTAAGAAACTTGAAGCTAAGATAAATCAATATGAACAACAATCAACTAATCTTTCAGTTGAAGCTAAATTGCGTAATCAATATCCTGATTTTGAACAAGTAGTATCTAAAGATAATTTAGATCTCTTGAGTGCTTCATATCCGGAAGTTTATAATACGTTACGTGAATCACAAGATATCTATTCTAAAGCAGTGAGTGCCTATACCATGATTAAAAAACTTGGCATAATGCCACAAGATACCTTTAAAGAAGAAAAAGAGATTATTCAACGTAATACCGCTAAACCGAAACCGTTAGCGAGTGTTTCCCCGCAACAAGGAGATTCGCCGTTATCACGGGCAAATGCGTTTGCGAATGGCTTAACTGATGAGCTTAAAGCACAATTACGTAAAGAGATGGAAGAAGCGCGTCGTAATATGTAACAGAAATGGGCCCAGCTGGGCCCATCATTACCGTGAGAAAAAATCAAAGATATAAGACCATATACCAAATGCCGGTAATTGGTAATAATATATAAACCAGGTAAAACCACCAAACCAAACTACTGCTAAAAATAATAACCAATATTTGTTGGTTAATGCAGGATCTCCTAACATTTCCGGTAAAGATCGGTAATCTTTTGTTATTAATTTTCTCAATAATAACAAAATGAAACCAATAAGAAATATTTCAATTTGACCGATTAATACCTGGATTATTGTCCTCATTCTTATTCTCTCTATTAATTAAAAAGTTGGTGCGGCAGTTCCTGCTGCTAATGCTACATTTGCGGCAACTTCAATTGCTTCAAATGTTTCAACCATATGAAGAGCGGCTTCTCCACCGGTTACATAGAGAGCAACACCATATCCAATGGCACCGACTGCCTTAGTACTCCAATAACAAATACTCCCCAAAATAGGGCCGCCACCTAATCCACGGACATGTGATGTTAATTTAAAGTCACCATTATCGAGCTTATGGATAGAGATATAACCCTGCTTAATAAACTCTTTCATCTGTGCTTTAGTAGCATGTCTAATGAATTGATCTTTATCATAGTTATTAACAACGGATGATATACCATTATTCTTTACGACGAAATTATTACTATTATCTCGAAATAGTTTTGTTTTACCGATATGATGCGGTACATACAGCTGCGATCCCTTAAATTTAAGAATATCTTGTGTCGCATAATTTGTACTACCGACTATTAAACTCATAACTAATAATTTTTTAAACATATAGTTCCTTAATGTTTATTGATGATTAATATAATTTTACAGAACACTGCTTATATTATGTTTGTAACAGTATTTAATTTTAAAATATTAAATTATGGCATCGTAATTATCCTCCATTTATTAACAATTGATTGAAAAGTATTTAAACAGATTAAGTATATTTTTATATTTTTCAAGATCTTACTATACGTATCAGAGTAAAAATATTTTTACCATACCCTAAAAAGTATGGGGTCTTTAAATCTTCTCTGATAGACTTGGAAGCCTTAACGTAAATACGAAGGTAACAAGGGGCAAGAATGACTCAACAAATATGTAAAAAATGTGGAATAAATACTAAAAATACCATAGAAATATTCGCATATAATAAGTTTAATATATGCTATAAATGCGAAATTATTTTTTTTGATATTGTTGAAGGATTTTTTCAGCCTGAACGTAGCAAGCGAGAAGACTCACATAAATGTGAGATGCGGTGCTCTGAACACTGTGGAAACACAGTGAGGGATAAGTAGCCATATTCGTAATATTTATTTTTTGATTAAAAGTGATATATAGTTACTATAACGCAATAGGGAGTCGTTAACCCATTCCGGACGCAAAGAGGGATTCGTCCTCCTTAGACGCAAATGAAGCTTCGTCAACTTCGAAATGTAATACTATATTTCAGGTTTTTTATAAGGAGAGGTCGATGGCAATAACTACGACCAGTACTTTACCGGCTGCGGTTCAACAGTCTTTTAGTTATAAACTGTTATCCGTTCCGGTTCCTAATATGATTCACAAAATACCTGCTATGCGTAAAAATATGCCTCGTAACGGTGGTACAACCTTACGTATGCGTCGGTAGATTTTGCCGACGATAAATTTCTGGTAATTGACTTGGAGACCGAAGTGATAGAATTGATATATAAAAAAAACCGCAGAATGTTAAATCCCATTCAAGTGACCATTCTACGGCGGTTTTTGAATAACATTACTATTATAAATGTTTTTAAATTTTTGTCAATTTTATTAACTGGCAACAAGGGGCAAGTTTTAATACAGCCTGAACGACTAAACCCAGAAACCCGAAAGGGATGCGATAGTCTGAACATTACGGAGAACGTAATGAGATAGAGTCGAAGAACTTTATCCGCCTCAAAAGAGGTCATAAAAAGTAACAGATTGATAATCCGTTAAATACTGCAATGGTTCCGTTAGGAAATAGCGGGATAACTCCGCCGCCTCAAAACCTTACTGCAGTTGATATTGATGCTAAGATTTCATTTTATGGTACCTATGTAACATTGAATGAACAAGTTACCTTACAAAACCAAGATCCGGTTCTTAATGAGTGCGCTGCTCGTCTTGGCGTATCATTGAGACAAACTGAAGATCAGTTAACCCGTGATATGTTAGCTTCAACTGCTAGTTTTCTTAACTGTGTAGGAGGGGTAAATGGTGATAACCCTACTGAGATTACTCGTACCGATGTTGATAACATTGTGCGCGCATTGTTAAACAATAATGCATATACCATTATGGACAATATTGAAGGTGAAGATAAGTTTGGTACGGCACCAGTTCGTGATGCCTATTTTGCTTTATGTTCAACTCAATTAACCGGTAATTTAGATTCAGTTGCGGGATTTATTCAAAAGAACCAATATCCGGCACCGATGAATGCATTACGTTCAGAGTGGGGCGCAATTGGGAACCTCAGATTTCTTGTTTCATCAATTGGCAGCTTTACTCCCGTTGCTTCATTGCTTGGTCAAACCGTATTTAACATATTTTGTGTCGGTATGGAAGCATATGCCTGTATAGAACAAGATGGCTATAGTGCAGCATTTATTTACCGACCACCAATATATGATGGCCCATTAGCACTTAATGCATCAGTTGGGTATAAATTCGCTGAAGTACCGCGAATTACCAATGATCTGTGGGTGTTAAATTTACGTGCTACATTAGCTTAAAGGAGATAATATGGATGGTACAATTATAGGACAAGGATCCTTTACGCAAGGTGCAACCGCGGTTGCTCAAACAATCGTAATCCCTTCTAATGTAGATTCTTTAGAAATATATAACTTTACTCAAGCAGCAGCGACTGCCGGTAATGGATTTGAATTCTATTGGCAGCGCAGTATGCCATCAGGTAAAGGTATTGTTTGGTTAAGTGGTGCTGCTCATGCGGTAACCGTTAATCAAACTGCAGCTGGCGCATTTACGCTCTATGATCCAACTGCTATTAGTCCGGTAGGTGCTAATAATAATGGTTCTACCGGTGTCAGTGGATTTACTGCCGCTAATCCTGCAGTGGTAACCGTTGGGTCTACCTCAGGCATGGCAGCTGGTAATATTGTCAGATTTAATACCTTAGATAATCAACCGCAATATACCGGTATAGATTTTTCAATCGGATATGGCACCTTAACAGGTACTACATTCAGTGTTGATTATCTTAATTCTACGGGCTCTATCCCTTCTACTTCAGGTAATTTCAGGGTAGTACAAGTAAACCCACTCTTTTATCCAAGATGGCGGGTTATTACTAATGTTACTGCAGCAGCTCAAGCAGTAATTACTTTGAGTGTTGATCATGGATTTACCGTGGGCCAAGAAGTGAGATTATCATTCCCTGGTGGTACATTAATCTATGGTAATTATGCTGCTCTTGATGGTGTTCAAGCAGTTATTGTAGCGGTTGATACGGCAACAGGTGTTGGTCATAATACGATTACCGTAGATGTTGATACCTCTGGTTTCCCGACATTTAACTTCCCTTCACCAGGATTAGTACCGTTTAGTCCGGCATTGGTTATTCCAATGGGTGAAGATACTGCTACTTCATTGGCCTCATTAGTAGCTCAAGTGCCCGTTGTTAATGGGGTACAAATACCTAATACGAATGTGGGTATTTTAGCTGATTCAACGGTAAATACGGCTTATTTAGGGATGACATTAGCAGCTGGTGCAGCATTACCTGCTGGATCTGCCAGTGATGTCGTATTCTGGGTAGCCCGTAAAGCTATGTTTGGTGGTATATAATCGAATATTTTGAGACAGTTTTAAAGGGAGATGTAACCGTCTCCCTTTTTATAAAAGGAACACAAATGACAACAGCAACAAAAACAATGAAAACAGAACCGACGTTTGATAAGAATGATAAAGAATCGGTAAAAAAATATCTTAAATATCAACAAGCCAAAGATAAAGAGATGGTTAAAGGTATTTTTAGATTTCATGAAGTACCTGGCGGCTGCGTAAGTTTTACCTATGGGCCTATGTATAAAGGTGATCAAACTGAACGATATGATTTAGTTGATGGACAAGTATATAGTTTACCATTAGGAGTTGCCCGTCATCTTAATAAAAATGTCTGGTATCCGGTTCATGCCTATTTACAAGATGAGAATGGTAATAAGGTAGCGAAGGTAGGACAAAAAGTAAGACGTTGTAGTTTTCAAAGTCTTGAGTTTGTAGATATTGACGATTTAACACCAACTGGAACCCCGTTAGTAACCGTAGAAACCGTAGGATTGTAATATGTCAACCTGTTACGCCGTGCAACACCCTTTTTTTCAGCCTGCTATGCGATTAATTGCCGCGATTACCCAATCTAACCCTGCTGAAGTGACGACCACTTTTGCTCATCAATATAAAGATGGAACTATCGTTAGATTAGATATTCCGCCGGCTGATGGCATGCAACAGGCAGATCAATTTGTGGGTGCTCTTGTCGTAACAAGTGACACTACCTTTATTATTAATTTAGATACCACTAATTTTGATCAATTTGCAATACCAGGTTCTCCCGATCCTCACGTTAATACCTGTGCACAGGTAGTTCCTATTGGTGAAGTTAATGAAACATTAAAGGCAGCTACGCAGAATGTAGCACCATTTATATAAGGAGATAATATGGCAGTTGCGCCCGTTAGTACCTTAGCAGCAATAGAACAAAAGGTGAGGAGACTTACGAGAAGTCCTTCAACTGCACAGCTTTCAGATAGTGATTTAGATAACTATATAAATACATTCGTGGTATATGATTTCCCAGAGCATCTTAGAATGTTTAATCTCCGTACGACGTTTTCATTCTATACTAATCCTTATCAAGATGTGTATCCTACTGATACTGCTTCTTTTGTAGGGGTTACCACGAATCCGCTCTATGACTTTCAAAATAAATATATTAGTGTTCATCCTCCTTTATATATTGCCGGCTATAATTCATTTTTTTCACAAAGCAGAGAACAGTTTTTTGGTATTTATCCCATCGTTACCAGTATTGCTTCAATTGGATTCGTGGGTGATGGTATTACGCAAACATTTACGGGTGTCATTAATGCCCAACAATCATTAGTTCCTGCCAATCTTACCCAACAAGTATCCTTATTACAAAATAATGTGCTCTTTAGCTCAGTGAATGTAAATGGTGCCGGATTAGCCATGATCGATGTACCCTTAGTTAATCCGACAACGGGTAATCCATCGCCGATTGGTAATTTATATGTACCAGGACAAACGCCAGTTACCCCACCATTATATCCAACAGATCTCGATCCTAATAATAATATTAACTATGCGACTGGTCAGTTTACTGTTACCTTTACGACTCCTCCTGATGTCGGCAGAGCAATTAATAGCCAGACGGTACCACAGGTAGATACCTTACCGCAGGCTATGTGTTATTACGATAATAAATTTATTTTAAGACCCGTCCCTGATCAACCGTATACCGTTAATTTTGAAGCATATATTAGTCCCGTATTTTTAATGTCAACTGATTCTGAACCTGCTTTAAAAGAATGGTGGCAATATATTGCGTATGGTGCTGCCAAGAAAATATTTGAAGATCGTATGGATATGGAATCAGTTCAAATGATTATGCCTGAATTTAAAAAACAGGAATCATTATGTCTGAGAAGAACAATTGTTCAATATACTAATGAGCGTACTTCGACCATTTATACCGAACAAACCGGTGTTATGGGTTCAGGGTGGGGTTGGGGGTATGGCGGAGGGCCTTTCTAATGAATATATTTGGTCTCGATAGCATTATCCCTTTATGTATTATTATTGGTATGGTTGTTATGATATTAGTTAATGAGATGGTAAAATTAATTGATAATAAAAAGGATGAGTAATGGCATATAATGACGTACCATTGGCAGCCCAGCGTATAAAAGATTCACAAGCTCCTATTAGACAGAATTTTCAGGATATTCAAACTGATTTTTCAGCTAATCATGTGCCAATAGATGATCCATCAGGTAATGGGGGAAAACAACAATTTATTCAATTTCCCAATGTACATATTGATGCTGATATGCCGACTGCAGTTGGTGAAGTTGGCATATTACCTAAAACAGGATTTCTGGGGGCACCAGCCCTGTTTTTTAGAGCTGAAAATAATGCAACGGTACCGTCAACCGGTTTTACTGAATGTGTAGCAGCTGCCGTTGGCTGGACACGATTACCGTGTGGTATTTTAATTAAATGGGGAGTAGTTTCAGTTAACTCAAGTGGCAGTATTACCAGAAATTTTAATACTGGCCCAACTATTCCCGTTTTTGCCACTACTCCTTTTTATTATCAATTTACTCCTGAACGAGTTACTGCTACTCCTCCGACGGCAACCATATATATTGATAGTTTTGGTGGTTTGCAAAGTGCAACTCAATTTACGATGTATATAACTACGAATGCTTCAGGAGGAAATACCTTAAGTGTTCGTTGGTTAGCGATAGGAACATAACATGCCTTATGATCGGTTCTTAATAGCTCCCATGGCAACCGGTTTAGAAACTGATTTAAAGCCATGGATAATTCCTGATGATGCTTTTGCGCAACTTAATAATTCCTACGTATTTCGAGGAAGAGTCAGAAAACGATTCGGTTCTTATTTAATGAATGGTTCAGTTAATGATGCCGTTGCGCAACAACATTCACGACTTCGAATTAATATTGGCGTAACACCAGGCCCCATTAATATACCAGGTACTGCTACCCAACTTCAAATAGGACAAATGTTTTCAGTTGGTGATGATATGTTTACGATCTGGCAGTTAGGAGCTGGGGTAACCACGTTAAGTACTAATCCTTTAATAGTTGCTGTTATTGATAGTACCGTTAATCCTAATACCGTTACTTTTGTCGGAGCAGTTCCTGCTACAGCAGTCTATTATTATCCGGCCAATCCAGTGATGGGTCTTATTACCTATGATATTCAAAATATTAATGATGAGCCGACCTATGCATTTGATACTCAATTTGCCTATGAATTTGTATTAGGTGGTTGGGAACGATTAGGTACTGCTATCTGGACAGGAAATGATTCACAGCTGTTTTGGGGTTATACTTATCGAGGGGTAAATGCGTATGATCGCTTGTTATTTGTTACTAATTTTAATGCACCTGACCTGATAAAATATTGGGATGGTGCCGTTTGGACTGATTTACATCCCGTATTAAACACTGCGGGTGATACACTAGAAACATGTCGTATTATTGTTGGATTTAAAAATAGATTATTAGCACTTAATACCGTCGAAAAAATTGGTGGTATTAATAGATCATTTGTAAACCGTTGCCGTTATTCCGTTAATGGGGATCCAACTAATAATGCTACCTCTTGGAATGCAAGTATTCCTGGACAAGGATCATTTATTGATAATCAAGCTACTGAAGAATCTATTATTACCGTAGAATTTCTTAAAGATCGATTGATTGTCTTTTATGAGAGAAGTACCTGGGAATTGGTATATACGGGTAATGATGAACTACCATTTACTTGGCAACAGATTAATACTGAATTAGGAGCAGAATCTACTTTTTCCGTAGTTCCTTTTGATAAAGTTACGCTCGGTATTGGCAATGTAGGAATTCATGCCTGTAATGGATCAAACGTTGAACGTATTGATGATAAAATTCCTACGGCGGTATTTGAAATTGCGAATGATAATCAAGGGGTATTTAGAGTTTATGGTATTCGTGATTATTTTGTAGAGATGGTCTATTGGACATTTCCCGATCCTGAAATTGATACTAAATTTCCTAATCGTGTTTTAGTATATAACTATAAAACCGGATCATGGGCATTCAATGATGATTCTATTACCGCCTTTGGTTATTTTCAGAATGTAACGGGATTGCGTTGGCAGGATATTCCTCAGACTTGGCAAGAATCAATAGAATCATGGAATAGTGCTACGTTACAATCTAAATTCAGGCAAGTTATTGCTGGTAATCAAGAGGGATTTACTTTTATTATTGATCCTGATTCACCGCGTAATGCACCGGTATTGTCAATAACTAATATAACTTATCCGGAATCAGATGTGGTTGAATTTACCGTTATAAATCATAATCTTCAAGAACAAGATTTTATTACCTTAGAGAATTTACAAGGAGTATCGGGGCCAATACATTCTATTTTTCAAATAGCTAAATTAGTGACTGCTGATCCTACCAATAAATTCCAGATATTTACCAGTGAAATAACCGGTGTTTATACGGGTGGTGGTACAATAGCCCGAGTTTCTCGTATCGATATTCTTACCAAACAATTTAATCCCTATATTGATAAAGATAGAAATGTATATGTTGCTAAAGTTGATTTCTATGTTGATAAAACTGAGCATGGTGCTATTACGGTAGATTATTTTCCGTCAGCAACTACTTTATCGATGATTGATGCGGGTGTCTTATCAACTTCTATTATGGGAACTTCTATGTTAGAAACAACTCCCTATGCTCTATATCCATTAGAGCAAGTACAAGAACGATTATGGCATCCGGTATATTTACAAACACAAGGTGAAACTATTCAATTACATCTTTATATTAATGATGAACAAATGTTAGATTTTGATATTATGCAGAGTGATTTTGAACTACATGCAATGACCTTATTCTGTCAACCAACTACCGCACGCTTGGAGTAATTATGGCTGGATCATATTCATCAACGGTAAACCCTGGTGCTTTTGTCCCTACAACAAACGTATGGGATGTAAGTAGGTTATATGAAGTTGATGTTAAAAGTCCTGAGTTTAAAGAATTATTAGTTCGTCTATATCAAAATATTAATATTATTTCTCTAACACTTAATATAAAAGACTCTGGATATTATGTTCTTAATGAATTTGTTAATGGACAACTATTTTTTCCTAATACTGCTCTGGGAGCAACTCCTTCTACTCCTCTTTTTAGACAAGTTTATCGTAAAGTTATTAACTTTGGTGCATTACCGGCAGCGGGTACTAAATCAGTCGCACATACTATTGCCATAAGTAACACATTTATATTTACCAGAATATATGCTACTGCTTCTGATCCAGTAGGATTAACCTATATACCGATTCCTTATGCATCACCGGTATTAGCTAATAATATAGAAATTAATGTTGATGCAACTAATGTTAATATTACGGTAGGATCAAATAGAAGCAATTACACTATATGTTATGTTATATTGGAATATATAAAATCCTAAGGAGATATAATGGCAGCGCCTATACCCGCACAATTAGTACCACAAAATAATCAAATCCCAATGCAACAACAAAAAAAACCAGGATTTTGGGAAAATGTAGGTAATTACTTCTTAGGAACTCCAGGTGGTTATAAACAACAGTTATCCATTACACCGCAACAACAACAATTGCAAAATCAAGCCATTCAACAAACGATGCAATTATTACAGAATCTCGGTCAAGGAGCTAATTTTGAACCTATAGAACAGTTAGCACGGACGAATTTCCAACAAAAAACTATTCCGAGTATTGCTGAACGATTTACCAGGATGGGTGGTCAGGGTTCAGGTGCATTTCAACAAACACTCGGAGAAGCTGGTTCTAATTTAGAACAAGGGTTAGCAGCTTTAAAGTCTCAACATGGATTACAACAACAACAGCAATTAGAACGATTACTTCCTACATTGCTTGGATTTAGTATGCAAAACCCTTATGAATCTTTTTATGAAGAACCACAGTCAGGAGCTCTTCCCGGATTACTTCAAGGACTAGGCAGTTTGGGATTAGGATATTTAACGGGAGGAGGATCTTTAATTCCTTCTTTATTAGGTGGTCTTGGTGGATTATTTTCAAGTGGTCGTCAACAACAACAACCAATGCAACAGCAACAAGCTCAATTAACTCCCCAAGGATTGGCTCAACGACTTAATTCATTACAACAACGTAATAGACAAAGTATTAATGCATTATTTCCTTCATTGGGTAATTTATCTTTTTAGGAGAGTACGATGGCACAGATTGTTAAAGGATATGATAGAGCAGCACAATTAGGACAAATAACCGGTTCTGCTTTAGGAAATCTTCTCGAAGGATTAGCTCAACATAAAACACAACAATTAGCCCATAGGCAACAAGGTGCTTTTTGGGAACAATTAGGATTAGCCCCAGAAATGGCTCATGCTTTATCTTCACAACCTGATGCTATACAAAAAGAAATACTAAGTAGATTAGAAGGTGTTTCATTAGGAGGACAACAAAATCCACTAGAAGCACTAAAATCATTGGGTCAACCAACAGAACCACAAATACAATCTCAGATACAACAACAACCAAGTAATTTAATATTAGGCCCTGGTAAACAAGAGCGTATGCATCGTGAACGGTTAGCTCAACAACGAGAATTATCAGAAAAAAAGATGGAAGCTCAAGAAAAACGAGAAGCATTTAAATTAACTAAAGATGAACGAAAACAAATATTTCAAGAGGGAAAAGCAGCACGAGATGATCTTCATGAATTAGATCGATTAGAAGAGTTAGAAAAAGAAGGAGTAGATACTCCGGGATACGTTGAATTCTTAAAACGATCGGGATTAGATATACCTGCTTTAATGAATCCATCAAGTGAAGAATTTCAGAAAGTTGCACAAACATTTATGAGAAATGCGAAAAACTATTTGGGATCTCGTATTTCTAATTTTGAATTAGAACAATTTCTGAAAACTATACCGTCTCTGTCCCAATCTCCTGAAGGAAGAAAAAGAGTTATTGCTGATTTAAAATATATGGCACGAGTTAAACTTGAGCATATGAAGGCTTTAAAGAAAATTCTTAAAAGAAATAAAAATATTCCACCGCTTGATTTATTAGAACAAATAGATGACCTGGTAGGTAATAAAATGGATAAGATAGCTAAAAAGTTTAAGGATGATTTAGCTAAACCGGTTCCTGAAGGACAAAATCAACTTATTACTGCATCTCAAGCTCTTTTAGGAAGTGTAATAGGTGCCCCTGGTAAATTATTAGGTGGCTTAGGACATCTTTTAGGTGGGATATTATAATTAATCTAAGAATTTATAATATCTATTAATTAATAATAAGATCCAGGTTAATGGATGAAATATCAATGGCCAGAAAATAACATAAACAATTAATTTGAAAATATTCATGATAAATATCTTTCTTTTATAACATCTATTGAAACACCATTCTTTAACAGAGAACGTATTTTTTTGTGATATTTTTTATCTATATATAAAGATAATTTTAGAAGTGTTAGTAATTTATTATTTCTTTTAACTTCCATTTTTTAACCTTTCCATTATAATAATAGTAAATATATCCTAAATATATTAGTCTACTTACTCACTTAAATGCCGTGTAAGTAGACTCTTTTTTTATTCATGAAGCCATAGTTTTGTAAAGAAAACCCTGTTTAAACAAATCGTCATCTTCATTTATTCCATTGAACTTTTAAGCTATGGCTTTTTATTCATATTTCTGTTCTTGTGCTATAGCATCTAAAATTGCGCGTATAATCCATGCTTTCATGGTCATATTTCTATAAGCAGCTCTTATCTTTATTTCTTTATGAAGTTCTTCAGGCATTTCAATAATCACTTGTTTCAATTTCTGTTCCATTATATTCCTATAAATCTATATTTATAATATAACTATACCACAAAAAATAAAGATTGCAAATTATATTTAGGCCATAGTATGTTGGGTATGGTTTAAAATTTTTTACTCTTTAAAGGAGAGATAATGGCAGTTAATGATAGATTTCCCGGGGTGGCATCCACCCTTAATGGTTTGAGTGTTTTAGCTCAAAAACCGATTATTTCTAAACGAGCACCAACAAGCACCGATTTTGCATTGTTAGGTACTTTATGGGTAGATTATCCCAATGATGCCGTCTACTGTATTACTTCAATTGTTAATAATGTAGCTACGTGGACAACGAGTCCTGCTTCTGGGGTTGGTATGTTTACCTCGGTAACCGTTAACCCTGGTGATGTCGATGTAACGGCAGGGGATGTTAATATACCGTTAGGTAACCTTGATGTTACCGTTGGTGATGTTACCGTGGGAGGCAATGTATCTATTACCGGTGATTTAACAGTAGCGGGGGTTGCTACCTTTACCGGTGATTTAGATTTAACATCAGCAGCACTTATTGATTTAACTTCTACTTTAGATGCAGCTCCTTCTATATTATTACATGCCGATGGTGGCACCAGTGAGTCGATAGAGCTTCATAGTGATCAAGGTACTTCGCTAACCTCTATTAATATCCATTCAGATGTTGGTGGTGTTGCAGTGACGAGTGGATTAGCAAATGCTGATGCTATTACCTTAACTTCCAGTGCTGGTGGCTTAGATGTAGACGCTGCTTTGCAAGTTAATATTGATAGTTCACAAGCAGCAAGTACGGCTATTGTTCTTTCAGCTTCTAATGCAGCTGGTGGTATTAGTGCAACTTCTGGTACGGGTGGAATTGCTTTAGCCGCAACAAATGGTACGGTCGCGATTACTTCAGGAACCGGTGCTATTAATATTGGCGCAGATGCTGCTGCTCATGTGATAACAATTGGTAACGTAACGAGTACTACTGGTATTATCGAACATGTTGGTACCGGAAACTTTGTGCTTGATGGGGTAACGAGCTCTACCTATGCAGTTGGTGCTTCAACAACGACCGGATCAATAACTATTGGTGGTACGGCACAAAGTGGTGATTTAGTTTTAGGTTCTTCAAGCGCTTCTAATGCAGTTAAGATTGCTAATGGTGCAGGAGCAACAACTTTAACGATTGCTAATGTACAAACAGCAGGAAGTGTTTCGGTTGGTGCCGCAATGACAACCGGTACGATTAGTATTGGTGGTACCGGATTACAAACCGGTAACTTCGATTTAGCACCAGGTACCGGCGCACAAACAGTTACGCTTGCCAATGGTAGTGGCGTTAAAACTCTTAATATTGGGTCAGGTGTTTCTGGTAATACGGTCTCTATTGCTAATGGTATTAATACTTCAGCACAGATTCTTAATTTAGCAAATGGTGCGGCAGCTGCTGATTCTACCGTTAATATACTTTCTGGTGTCGCAACGGTAGGAACTCAAACATTAAATTTAGGGGCGGGTGCATCTGCTAAAGCAATTAATATTGGTACGGGAGCGGCCGTTATTAATACGATTTCGATTGGCGGTACTGGTGCGAACGTTATTGCAATTGGTAATACACAAACAGGTGGTTCAGTAGCCATTGGTACAGCGATGACAACTGGTACCGTATCGATTGGCGGGACTGGTGCACAAACAGGTAATTTTGATCTAGCTCCGGGAACCGGTGCTCAAACCGTAACACTGGCGAATGGATCTGGAGTTAAAACAATAAATATAGGTTCTGGAGTATCAGGTAACACGATCAGTATTGGTAATGGCATCAATACGAGTGCCCAAACAGTTAATATTGCTAATGGTGCTTCAGGTGCCAATTCAACGGTTAATATTCTTTCTGGAGTTGGTACTACGGGAGCTGGCGTTCTTGCGCTTGGTAATAATACGCGCGTAACGACGATCGGTTTGGGTAATATTGCTCCCGCCGCTGCCAGAACTATTACTATTGCCGGTGGTAACTCAGCACAAAATGATACCGTCAGTATTCTTTCTGGAAATCCGTCTGCTAATACTCAAACAGTTACTATTCTTGGTGGTGCACCAAGTGGTGGTACTCAAGTTCTTAATCTTGGTACTCAAACTACTACCGCTCTTACGGTCAATATTGGTAATGGTGCTTCAGTAGCTAATACGATAGCTATCGGTGGTAGTGGAGCCAATGTTATTACCATGGGTAATACGCAGACCGGTGGATCGGTTGCTATTGGTACGGCGATGACATCCGGCACTATATCAATTGGTGGAACGGGTGCTCAGACTGGTAATTTTGATTTAGCGCCAGGAACTGGTGCTCAGACAGTTACTTTAGCTAACGGTGGAACTGGCGTTAAGACCCTTAATATTGCAACTGGTTCGGTAGCAAACGTAGTCACCTTAGGATCTACCACGGCCAGTGCTCAAACAATTCTTCAAGCGGGTTCTGGTACTACTGGTCTTAAATTTAATGCAGGTGGTAATGTTCAAATGGTACCTTCAACCGCTACTTCATCTGCGGCTGGTACTTCAGTTACTATTAATGCTCGGGTTGGCGTAGCAACTTTTACTGGTTCAACTACTGCTTCAGCCGGAACCGTAACCTTTACCGTTAATAACAGCACGGCTTCTGCAACCTCAGCAGTACTATATGGTATTAGTAACCAAGGTTCTAATGATGCTCAGATGACCTTACAGCGTCTAAAATTAGGGGCAACAACCATGGACTTTACCTTTAAGAATAATGGTGCAGCAGCTCTTAATGGCGATGTAATTATCTCATTCTGGATCATCGCGTAAGGAGTTACGATGAGTATTACCTCAATAAGAATGTTTGCAGAACCGATACGAACGGCTGCATTTGGCTCAATTACGGGCACCTACACTGAAGTAGGTGCTCCCTTAACTAATCCCGTAAGAGTATTTAATTTTCAGAATCAAACTGATGCTGATTTACTTATCTCTTTTAATGGAACTGACGATCATATATTTTTACCTTCTCATGGTTTTTTTGTACTGGATATTACCGCAAATAAGAATTCTCCTTCAGGATTCTTTATTTTTTCCAATGCTCCCATATTTGTTAAAGATAATGGTACTCCCCCTACCACTGGCGCATTGTATGTAATGTCATTTTATGGGGTAACTAATCCAGCTATTGATTAAAGGAGAAACGATGTCTCAGGCAGGTCAATTTCAATCAGGTACTCCCGGTATGACACCAGTAGAAACGATAACTGGTAATTCTGGAGGGCCGGTACCACCAAGTGCCGGTGGTAATATTAATCTCTTAGGTTCTGGTGATGTTACGGTAGCCGGTAATGCGGGGACTAATACCTTAACAATATCCCTATCTGGCGCAGTAGCAGATTCATTTCCTACTGATTCAGGCACCGCAGTCCCCGCTGCTGGTGCATTAACTATTCATGGGGGTAATAATATAGCAACCTCAGGAGCAGGTTCAACGGTAACAATAGACCTTGATGGTACCACAAACCATACTTTACAAATTGGTAATGCATCAGGAAGTTTAACTTCGTTAGGAGTAGCCACGAATGGTCAATTACCGATCGGTTCTACCGGTGCTGATCCGGTACTTTCAACCTTAACTGCCGGTTCTGGTATTAGCATTACGAATGGGGCTGGAAGTATAACGATTGCCGCTACTTCTACTTCACTTCTCACCTATACCTTAGTTAATACAACTCCCTATGTGGTATTAGCCGGGGATCAATATTTGGGTGTTGATACTACTTTTATGCCGATTACGGTGCAACTTCCCAACGCACCTTCAACCGGGAGAGTAATTGTTATTAAAGATAGAAGTGGTACGGCAGCATTAAATTCAATTACCGTAACTACCGTTGGCGGGGTTGTTCTCATTGATGGTGCCGCTACTTTTGTGATGAACACCGCATATGAAGCCATTCAGGTTATCTTTAATGGTACATTCTATGAAATATTCTAGGAGATAATCATGGCATATAAACGACAAAGTCCGATGCCGGTTGTAGAAGGTGGTACGGGAGATCAGACATTAACATCTCATGGTGTATTAGTAGGTGAAGGTACTTCTGCAATTACGGCATTATCCGTGGGTACCAATGGACAACTTTTGATTGGATCAAGTGGAGCTGATCCTGCATTTTCTACGGTAACATCAACTGGATCAACGCTTACGTATACAACCGGAGCACATACCTTAAATATCGACGTTACTGCCCCGTTAAATGTGGCACATGGTGGTACTGGGGCGACGAGTTTAACGGCACACGGAGTTTTAGTGGGAGAAGGTACCAGTGCTATCACTCCCTTAACGGTTGGTACTAATGGTCAAGTTCTCATTGGTGCTACGGCGGCAGATCCAGCATTTGCGACGCTGACTTCTACCGGAGGAACTATTACGTTTACTACCGGAGCTAATAGCCTCAATCTTGAAGCAACAAGCGTTCCCATGACCTGGACAGTTGTTACGGGTGCTTCTCAAACAATGGCAATTAATAATGGTTATATTGCTAATAATGCCGGTACTATAGCATTTGCTTTACCTTCAACTGCAGCAGTCGGTTCTATTTTAAGAATTACTGGTATCAATAATGCAACGGGTTGGCAAATTACTCAGGCTTCTGGGCAACAGATATTCTTTGGAACCTCAAGTACTACCTTAGGAGCAACGGGAACTCTTACCTCATCAGCTACCCGAGATTCAATTTATTTGGTTTGCGTGGTAGCTAATACTACGTGGAATGTATTGAGTTCAATTGGTAATATAACGGTGGTGTAATATGGCTACCAATAATAGTATTAATAGTAATATACCAATAGAGATAGCTAAAGGAGGAACTAATGCTACTTCAATGGGTACTACTGATGGTGTTGTGTATTATGATGGTACTCGATTAGTAACAACAGGTGCGGGAACTTCTGGTCAAGCACTGACCAGTAATGGATCAGGATCAGCTCCTACCTATCAAGCTCTTTCTGGTACGAGTAAGTTAGTACTTATTCAATCTCAACCGGCAAGTAGTTCTTCAACGATAGATTTTACGACGGGGATAACTTCAACGTATGCTACCTATTTGTTTGTTTTAAGCAATATTTTACCCACAACAGCAGGAGATATTCTCACCTTACAAGTATCTACTAATGGTGGTAGTTCTTGGACAGCCGGAACTGGTTATACTTCAGGTTCTACGTATAGTGCTTTTAATTCAGGTACCTGGTCTAATAAAAATGTAAATGCTGGTGCTATCTGGGATATTTCGGATGCTATTTCTACTTCTACTCCCAAATATAGTGCCTCTATTTATCTGTATAATATTACCAATAGTCTTACCCCTATGTATATGGGATATGGTTCTTTTACCCCCAATGGTGGTACGTTTGGCTATAATTTAGTAACCGGTAATCAATCGGCAGTAACCAATATTAATGCATTTAGGTTTGCCATGAGTACGAGTACTATATCAACCGGTACGTTTACCCTTTATGGCCTTAAGGAGAGTTAATGGCAACAATCAATAGTATTAATAGTAATATACCCATTGAACTATCCAAGGGTGGTACTAATGCGACGAGTATGGCAACAACTAATGGTACTGTCTATTATGATGGTACACGGTTGGTAACGAGTGCCACCGGTACTTCCGGACAAGTTCTTATTAGTGGAGGTGCCGGTGTTGCTCCGACGTATCAAACCGTTTCCGGTTCATTGATATTTATTCAGTCACAAACGGCATCTGCTTCTACGACGGTAGATTTTACGACAGGTATTAGTTCTACTTATAATAATTATTATTTTTTGATTAGTAATATGTTAGTAAATACGGCCGGTGCCATATTACAAATGCAAGTTTCTACTGATGGCGGTGGTACGTGGACGGCAGGAACAGGGTATAATTCAGGTTCTAAACGGATCTCAACCGGTGGTACTACCTGGGCAGCAGGGTCTGCTTCAGGTACGGCACAATGGAATCTTTCTGAAGCAATATCAACTTCAGTTACTCCCCGCTATTTTGGGTATATTACTTTTTATAATATATCGAATGGTGGCGTTCCTTCTTATTCCGGTTGTGCTATTGATAATCCGAATGCGACGGGTGTTTTAGGTTATAATGCGCTCTCAGGATATCAATCAGCAGTAACCACGATTAATGGATTTAGATTTACCGTAAGTTCTGGTAATATGACCACTGGATTTTTTACTCTTTATGGGATAAAGGAGAGTTGATGGCTACCAATAATAGTATTAATAGTAATATTCCCATACAAATATCCAAAGGTGGCACTAATGCAACAACGATGGGAACTACCGATGGCACTATCTATTATGATGGAACTAAATTAGTAACAACCGCAACGGGTACCTCGGCACAAGTTCTCACGAGCAATGGATCGGGGTCTGCACCAACCTATCAAGCGGCTCCTTCGGGAGATGCCTTAGTATTTATTCAATCACAAACCGCATCTAACGCTGCATCT